AAATAATTCAAAAATGAATTATGTTGATGTTTATCTTTCACATGATGGAACTGATACTTATATCAGCCAATCCTATTTTGATAATTTTGATGGAGCTAGTTACAATATACTAGGTGAGTTTACTGCAGATCTTTCTAATGGCTTACTATCTTTAAATTATGAAAATAATACATCAGAAATAATCACAGTAAAAGCTCAATATGTTGGTTTTGGTACTACAAGTTTAGGAAATGAGACATATAGATTTAAACTTCCTGGTCAAATTGATGGAAATGAAAGGACTATTCTTCTAAATTCTCAATTTACAAATGTCTCATCGGCTTCAACAAGTATTGTATCATTAGACAAAAATCTTTTTTCTGCAGTCAAATCAATAGTAAAAGTCGGTTATGGCTTAACAAGTTGCTTACATCAAGTACTCTCTATTTTTGATGGCACTGATGTATATACTACACAATATCCATTCTTATCAATAGGTAGTACGAGTGGGATTGGCACATTTGGTGCTACAATTTCAAACAATAATTTTAATGTCGAATTTTATCCAGATCAAACTATAACCGATAATATAGAAGTTCTTTCTTTCAATGAAAGTTTCTATACGCAGTTAGATAGTATAAACATACCACCGAATTTGATATATGATCCTGTCGTAGAGTCAGTTAAACTTGCAAATTATTATGGTGTCAATTCAAAAAATATAGATAAACTTGATTTTGAATTAAAGTATGAAGAATATCCAATTTTTATTAAATCATTTAATCCAACAGATTTTAACACTTTAAATCCTTATACAGGTATCTTTACAATTCCAAATCACTTCTTCAGTACAGGTGAAAGATTAATTTATACTCCAAAATCTACATTTATTGGAATTGGTACTTCAGCAATGGGTATAGGTGCAACAATGAATTATGTTGGAGTAGTAACTACTTTACTTCCCGAAACCGTATATGCAATTAAACTATCCAATAATACCTTTAAAATTTCAACTAGAAAAGAATATGCATTGCAAGGAATTGGAGTAACATTTACTTCATTTGGTTTAGGTAATGCACATGAATTTGAAATGTATAAAAAAAATGAAAAATGTTTAATTACAATTAATGATGTTACCCAATATCCACTTTCTTATACATATGTTACTCATAATTTGAGTAACAATGGTGGTCAAATTGGTACAGCTTCTACTATATTTGCATTAAGTGGTATTAGTTCTATTAGACCAACAGATCTATTAAAAATAGAAAATGAGTTTGTGAAGGTAAATAACGTTGGTTTTGGAACTACTAGTGTCGGACCTATCACTTTCACTGGCTCAGTGCCACTTGTAGAGGTCGTGAGGGGCTTTGTGGGCACTTCTGCGGGGATTCACACCGACACCACCTTAGCAAGGGTCTACAGGGGCTCCTACAGCATATCTGGAAATAAGATCTACTTCACTCAACCACCAAGAGGAAACTCATTAGATCTTATATTCCCAGATGAGAGAAATCTACCAAGAGAAAGGGCTAAATTTAATGGTAGAGTTTTTCTTAGAAAGGATTACACCTCAAATAGAATTTTTGATGATATATCAGATCAATTTACAGGTATTGGTCAAACATTTACATTAACTACACAAGGCATTAATACTGTTGGTCTTGGTACTACTTCTGGAAATGGTTTAGTCTTTATAAACAGTATATTCCAATCTCCAACTACATTAAATAATTCAAAAAATAATTATTATCTTGAAGAAGATCTAAATGTGAATACTACAAAGATAACATTTACAGGAATTACATCAACAAACAATCAAAAATACATTTCAGATTATGATATCAATCAGAATCAACTACCAAGAGGTGGTATTATTGTATCCTTAGGATCCACTGCTGGTTTAGGATACTCTTATGGAACATATGAAAATCTACCAATTATTGGTGTTTCTAGATTGGGTGTAGGACAAACTACAGATTGTGGCGTTGGTCTATTAATGAATGTTGAGATTGGTGCAAGTTCTACTACTGGAATTGGCTCTACATTGTTCGAAGTAAAATCATTTAAAATTACTAGAAATGGTTATTCATTCAAGCGAGGTGATGTATTTAAACCAGTTGGATTAATCACCGATCCAAATTTATCTTCTCCAATTAGCGAATTTCAATTGACCGTTTTAGATACTTTCCATGACTCATTTGGTTGTTGGCAATTGGGTGAATTTGATTATATTGATTCTATCAAAGATTATCAAGATGGTGTTAGGACTAGATTCCCACTTTATTATAATGGTAAGTTATTAAGTTTTGAAGTTAATGCAGATGATCCCGATTCTCAACTCATAGATCTTGATTCAATTTTAGTTATTTTTATCAATGGCATTTTACAAGAACCTAAAAAAGCTTATGAATTTAGTGGTGGAACAACTTTTATATTTACAGTAGCCCCAAAAACTGATGATAATGTGGCAATATTCTTTTATAGAGGAACCGTAGGTGAGGATAGTTCCCAAATAGAAGTGAATGAAACGATTAAAGTTGGTGATATAGTTCAAATTTTTAGTAATAACAATTTAACAAATACTATTACACAAAATAAAAGAATTGTTTATAATATTTCTGCGGCAGACAAAATTGAGACTAATATTTACACATATCAAGGAATTGATGAGCAAAATTCTAAACCTTTATATTGGACAAAACAAAAAGCCGATTTAATTATTAATGGTGATGTGATATCCAAATCTAGAGAATCTATAGAACCTCAACTATACCCAACTGCAAATATTATAAAAAATTTCGATAATACAGCTACAGAAATTTTTGTTGATGATTCTTCAATTTTTAATTATGAAAGAGATAATTTAATAGATTTTAATGCAATCATTTATCAGATAGATTCCAATACAATTAATAAAGAACTTATACGTGGGGTCAGTGATGTAGAAGGATTCCAGTGTGCAGTTGTGGGTATTTCTACAACAACTGGTGTAGGAACGCCATTGGCTCTTAAATTCACTCTAAGTAGAGATCCTTTCAATTTCCCAGATTTACAAGTTGGTTATCCAATTTATATTTCGAATACGAGTGTTGGACAAGGAGTTACTTCAATTAATACAAATAATAGTGATATTGTTGCTATTAGTACTTCGTATTTAAATAACATATATTATGTACATGCATTTAATTCTACTACTGGAATAGTAACTTGTAATATTTCTTCGAATTCTTCTGTCAATGGAATAGTGACAACAGGAACACTAAATTATCCAGTTGGAACATTATCTTGGGGAAGACTATCCGGTTTTAGTAGATCATCTAACCCCATTACAATTATTGTAAAGGGAAATACTTCTAGTATTGGAATCACTACGAATGGTTATACTGCTGGTTTATCCACGTATCCAATTATTCAGAGAAGAGGATATGGACTTAGAAATACTGGAGCATTATCTAATTTCTTAGTATAAATAGAAAGAAAACGATATTATAAATGTCTGCATTAGTAACAGATCAATTTAGAATTTTAAATGCGAGTAATTTCATAGACTCGATTGAAAATACTACAAACTCATATTATGTATGGGTTGGATTAACAAATCCAGAAATTTATACTGGTTTTGCAAGAGATCAACTTTGGGATAGGCCAGAGATTTCTAATGGTATTGTTCCGAATCCGGTTGATAATTTAGATTATTCTGGACAATATAAAGATACGATGTTATTTGGTAAAAGAATTACCTCCGCAAATGCAAGAAGAGTAGTAAGAAGAATTGACTGGGTAAGAGGCACAAAATATGACATGTATAGACATGATTATAGCGTAGAAAATCTTTCCCCCAATTCAAAAAGATCTCGTCTCTATGATAGTAATTACTATGTAATGAATAGTAATTATAAAGTCTATATTTGCATAGAAAATGGTTCTAGTGGAATTAACACGACTGGAAATCAATCGCAAGATGAGCCAGATTTTACCAGTCTAGAGCCAGCTGTTGCTGGTACAGGAGAAGATGGATACATTTGGAAATATCTTTTTACAGTATCACCAAATGATATAGTTAAATTTGATTCTACAGAATATATTACTCTTCCAAATTCTTGGAGCACATCTAACGATTCGCAAATTGTTGCTGTTAGAGAAAATGGCGATTCTGATATCAATAACAACCAAATAAAAACAGTTTACATTGATAATCCAGGAAAAAATTATAGATCTGGCGTAGTAGATATTCTTGGTGATGGTGAGGGAGCACAAGTAGATATTGAAGTTAATCCAAATGGTGAAATTATTAGCGCTAAAGTTAAAAATGGGGGTTCTGGATATACATATGGAATCGTAGATTTAGGTCTTTTACAACCCACAGGAAGTATTCCATTTCCTGCAAAATTAATTCCAATTATACCACCATCTAAAGGCCATGGTTATGATTTATATAAAGAATTAGGCACAGAAAGAGTAATGGTATATGCTCGTTTTGATAATTCCACTCGTAATTATCCAATAAATACTAAATTTTGTCAAATTGGTATTATAAAAAATCCTACTGATTACACCACTAATCAAATATTCTATGAAAATAATTTTTCTGCACTATCTTCTTTACAATTTAGTGAAGTAGATTCAATACCAACAATTGGTGAAAAAATAACACAAGTTGTTTCAAATGGTATTGCTGTTGGTTATGTCGCATCATATGATTCCGATACTAAGGTTTTAAAATACTTTAGAGATCGTTCTTTATATTATGGCTCAACCCATGATCAAACTGATTATATTGGAATTACTACTTCGGGTAATAGTACTCCAGAATTTAATGCAAATGGATTATTAGTTTTTGGAACAACAAGTTCCTTTACTGGAAAAATTTCAAACTATAGTGGAATTACGACAACTGTAAATAATCAAATTATAAATCTCGGATCCGTATTTAATAATGGTGTATCTGATCCACAAATAAATAAGAAGTCGGGTGATATAATCTACATTGATAATAGGCCACTTGTATCCCGTAACATTCGTCAAAAAGAAGACATCAAAATTATTCTGGAATTTTAAAAAATGGCACAAAAAACAAATCTCAATATAAGTCCTTATTTTGATGATTTTAATTCAGAAAAAAATTTTTATAAGGTTCTTTTTCGTCCGGGAATACCTGTACAAACTAGGGAGCTGAATAATTTACAGTCAATACTTCAAAATCAAATCGAAACATTTGGAAGTCATATATTTAAAGAAGGATCTGTAGTAGTTCCGGGTAATATTACATATGACCCCCAATTTTATGCTGTTAAATTAAATCCAGTAAATTTTGGTGTCAATATATCTTTATATATTAACCAATATATCGGTAAAAGAATTGTTGGAAGAATATCGGGTATTAGTGCTACAATAAAGAAAATCGTACTTCCAGATTTAGGAAATAATTTAGATCATATTACTTTATATGTAAAATATGTTGATTCAAATAATAATTTTACCATCTCACATTTTGAAGATGATGAAGAACTAATCTGCAATGAAGATATTTCTTATGGAAATACTGTCATTTCCGCTGGAACACCCTTCGCAAGATTAATTTCATTAAATTCCACATCCACTGGATCTGCTGCATCAATTTCAAATGGCATTTATTTTGTTAGAGGTACTTTTGCAAGTATTACTGACGAAACAATTATTTTAGATTATTATACAAATACACCTTCATATCGAGTTGGATTAAAGGTAACTGAAGAAATCGTTACTGCCAAAGATGATACTAGTTTGTATGATAATGCTAAAGGATTTACAAACTATTCGGCCCCAGGAGCAGATAGATTTAAAATTTCTTTATCTCTAACTAAAAAATCTATTGATAGTTTTGAAACTGATATCGATTTTATTGAACTTCTTAGAGTAGAAGAAGGTCAAATTAAGAAATTAAATACAAAAACTGATTATTCATCCATTAGGGATTATTTGGCGCAAAGAACATATGATGAATCTGGAAACTATTCAGTAAATCAATTTGCAGTATCATTACATAATTCACTAAATGATAGACTAGGTAATGATGGTTTATATTTCTCAAATCAAAAGACTGCAAGTGGAAATAACCCATCTGATGATTTAATGTGTGTAAAAATATCTCCAGGAAAGGCATACGTTAAAGGTTATGATATTGAAAAAAATGAAACAATAATTATTGATGTAGACAAACCAAGACAAACAGAAACTGTTACATCGAGTGCAGTTTCCTTTGACATGGGAAATCTTTTAAGAGTTAATAATATTACAGGTTCACCAAAGCAAAATTTTGCAGTTGAATTGCATTCTGTAAGAAGAGATGTATCCAGTAATCCAAGTTCAAGTACTAAAATTGGTGATGCTAGAGTTTATAATTTTAGACTAACTGATTCTGCATATACTGGAAGTTCTACAAATTGGGATTTATATCTTTATGATATACAAACATATACAAGATTAACTCTAAATCAAGCTATTTCTAACGGAGATCTACCTGCTTCTTCATATATTAAAGGTAAGAGTAGTGGTGCTAGTGGATACGCAGTATCATCAGGTTCAAATTCAACAATAATTAAAGTAAGGCAAACATCAGGATCTTTTATTAAAGGCGAGCAGTTAATTATTAATGGTCTAGAAACTATTTCTAGATCTATTTCAGATATTACTGTTTATAATATTGATGATATTAAACAAATTTATCAATCCATTTCTGAATCTGGTTTTAATACGCCCTTTATATGCGATACGGTTTTAGATAGACAAATACCTAGTGGATTCTCCCCTTCAGATACTATTAATATCGCTGCAGGAGGTGTAGTAACTTGTCCTGGTAAATTTTTTAATAATATCAAACCAGGTACTATTATTAGATATCAAACGTCAACCGGTTCATTAGAAAAATATAATAGAGTTGCTAGTGTGTCACAAACAGGATCTTCAATGATAGTTGAAGCTGTTAATAGTGTAAGTGGTGTTTGTGATGGTACTCTAGGTATATCTACGAATGTGTCTTTTATTATAGGTGTTCCTAGAGTTATAAATGCGAATAGAGGTTTCTTATATGCTGAAATACCAAATTCAAATATTTCATTTGTTGATCTGAGTGATTCAATTTTATCATTTAACTATCAAACAACGGTTTCAAAATCATCAAATAGTCCAATAACATTATCAGTAAATGATTTTTCATTTCCAGTTGGACTAAGCACATGCTCATTTCAAAGTTTTGATGAAGAAAGATATTCTATTCATTATGATGACGGAACTACTGAACCATTAACTTCTGATAAATTTACTTTATTCGCAAATCAGGTTACTTTTTCTAATTTATCTCCAGGTAAAACTACATCTTCTATTAATGCTACATTTATAAAAAATAATATTCAAAGCAAAAAGAAACAAAAGGTTAAAAGTAAAAGCATTAGCATTGTTTATTCTAAACATCCAGAATCTGGCTCTGGTATAAGCACATCAATTAATGATGGATTAGTATATAATCAGTATTATGGATTGCGTGTGCAAGACGATGAAATTTGTTTGAACTATCCAGATGTTTCAAAAGTATTAGCTGTATATGAATCATTAGATGTAAATAATCCAACTGTAGATACTTTATATTTTAACACTTTTTCTAATATTGAAACCAATGCTATTATTGGAGAAAATATAATAGGATCTGATAGTTCTTGTATAGCAAGAGTAATTTCAAAGGGTGTGGATCGAGTTGGAATTGTATATCTAAATTCTAGTAGATTTATAGTTGGTGAATTAGTAACTTTTGAAACGTCAAACATTACAGATAATATTGTATCTATAACTTATGGAAAATATAATGATATTACCAATCGTTTTACACTAGATAAGGGACAAAAAGAACAATATTATGATTATTCAAGATTAGTAAGAAATAATGGAGAAGCTGCCCCATCTAAAAGATTATTAGTTGTTTTTGATTACTATGATATTCCAGTTAGTGATACTGGAGATGTTTATACTGTATTGAGTTATGAAAAAAATGATTATGCAGAATTACCTACAGTAGGTATGAATAAAAAGAGAATTACTGATATCTTAGATTTTAGACCTAGAGTATCTGTATTTACTTCATCTAATACTTCTCCATTTGATTTTTATAGTAGAAATTTTTCTTCATCTATAAAACTTAATCTAACACCAAATGAAAATGCCTTTATTGGTTATAATTACTATCTTCCTAGAATTGATAAGATATATCTAGATCGAAATGGAAATTTTATTTATCAAAATGATGCTATCACATCTGAATTTAACTCTGGGATTAAATCAGATGACTTAATGGAAATTGCTACCATCAATTTACCACCTTATCTTTATAGTCCAAAAAATGCATCATTAACATATGTGGATAATAGAAGATATACGATGAGAGACATTGGTTTAATTGAAAATCGAGTTAAAAATCTAGAAAGAGTGACATCTTTATCATTATTAGAATTGAATACACAAACATTACAGATACAAGACTCAGAGGGATTTAATAGATTTAAAACTGGATTTTTTGTTGATGATTTTAAAGATACTACTAGATTGAATACTGATTTATCTTCAACGGAAGTTGATAATAATCGACAAGAATTAACCCCAATAGTTACAAGAAATAGTTTAAAAAATTATCTGTCCCCATACCCATCAGTAATTGATGAAGAGGCAGATCTTTCGACAAATTATGATCTCTTAGATACAAATGTTCAAAAAACAGGTTCTGCTATTACATTAAAATATTCTCAAAAAAGATGGATTAGTCAACCATTTGCAACAAGAGTTGAAAATGTAAATCCATTTAATGTAGTTACTTTTAATGGATCCATAAAATTATCCCCAAGTAGAGATAATTGGGTAAGAACTATTCAATTGCCAGATAAATCAATTTCTGTTACTGATTATGTTTTAATTCAAAATAATCCTATAGTGATCGAAGATAGATTTGTCCGCATAATAGATCCAAGAAGAACAGGAACTAGAGATAGAGATATAATAACCACATCAAATGTTACTGAAACCGCTTCAACCACTACAACATCATCATCTGTTACTAATTTAGTAGAAACTAGACCCGAAGAGTTTATGAGGTCTAGGAATACTGAATTTTCAGTAAGTAACTTAAAGCCACTAACACAATATTATCAATTCTTAGATGGTAATGGAGCTGTAGATTTTGTTCCTAAATTAGTTGAAATATCAAATGATTCTTCACTACAAAATTATGGATCTCAAGGATCTTTCATTATTGGTGAAACTGTAAATGCATGGGCAACATCCCCGTCTGGTTTATATGTTCCAATTATTCAGTTTAGAGTTGCATCACCAAATCATAAATATGGACCATATAATAATCCAACTGAGAAGTTTAGTATTAATCCTTACAGCAAGTCAGAATTGCTGCCAGATCTTTATAGCCCCTCATCTAAAATATTAAATATTGATACATATTCACTTTCCGAAGAAGCCCAAGGTCGCTATTCAGGTTATTTAATTCGTGGTGCTAGATTAGTTGGAGCTACGAGTGGTACAATTGCTTATGTGAAGGATTTAAGACTAATTTCAGATAATTATGGCGATTTAATCGGAACGTTCTTTATTCGTGATCCAAATACAAATCCACCGCCAACAGTTAGAATTAATACTGGAAATAAAACTTATAAAATCAGTTCTAGCTCAACGAATGAATCTGCCGTAGTAGGTAGTACCACTATCTCATCTGCAGAAACTACATATAATTCTTCTGGGACTTTAGAGTTGTATGAAAATACAATCACTAATCGCTCCACAGTAACAACGACTAGAACTACAACTACGACTTTAACCAGAAGATTAGTAGAATACTATGATCCTCTTGCACAATCTTTTGTAGTTGGCGGAAGTGGTACATTGAATGACGATGAAAATGGAGTATTCCTTACTTCTATTGATTTATTCTTTTATAAAAAAGACAATAATAACAGTCCAGTTACTATTGAAGTTCGTACAATGGAGTTGGGAACACCCACAAGAATCAGAATTGGGAATCCTATTACACTTAGACCTCATCAAGTTAATACTTCAAATGATGGATCAGTAGCAACAAATGTTGTATTTGATTATCCAATATTCTTAGAACCGGGATTAGAATATTGTATTGTGTTGCTTGCGCCAGAAAGTAATCAATATGAAGTATTCATTGCACAAATGGGAGAAAAAACTATTCAATCACAAAATCTTCCAGATTCCCAAAGTGTTTCATATACACAACAATTTGCCTTGGGAAGTCTATTTAAATCACAGAATGGATCTATATGGACCGCAAATCAATATCAAGATTTAAAATTTGTATTGTATAAGGCCGAATTTGTTTCCAACACCCCTGCAACTGCATATTTTTATAATCCAACTTTGAATAAGAGTAATGGATATGTTAAAAATCTTTTAAACAATCCAATTACTATACTTCCAAGAAAAATTTCTATTGGTATCAATACAATAACTAATCCTACACTTGTTGGAATTTTAACCGCTGGCAGAAAAATTGGAGAGAGTGTAAAAACATATAATTATGGTTACATTAGTGGAACAGGTTGTGCCGCTTCTTCTGTCGCAATTACTACCTCAGGTATGAATTATGTAACTAGCACAAATGTGTCTACTTATAATATTACTGGTGATGGATCTGGTCTTACACTAAATATTACTGCTTCAAATGGAGGAATTACTGGCTTATCAATCGTAAACGCTGGAAATGGTTATTCAGTCGGTGATATGGTTGGAATTGTCACATCTTCAGTTCTTAGCAATAGTGGAAAAAATGCAGCAATTACAATAACAAGTAACAATAATGCAATAGATACCTTACATTTAACTAATGTACAGGGAAACAATTTCACATCAAATGGAACAGCAAATCTAGTTTTTTATAATAATTCTAATACTAGAGTTTCATTAGCCAATACTTTCATTACTAGTTCAAATGAAAATCAAGAAATTTATAATGGCAATTATTTCAAAGTAAAACATTTCAATCATGGAATGAATGCTAAAAATAATAAAGTTGAAATATCTGGAGTGATATCAAACGTTCCCCCAACTACATTAACACAAACTATTGATTCAAATACAGTCACAATATCAGTTGCAAATACCGCAAATTTTAATACCTTTGAAGGTATTCCAGTTAGTAACACAAATCCGGGATATATTTTAGTTGAAAATGAAATTATCAAATATGAAAGTGTTGGAGATGGTACTATAAGTACACTTAGTAGGGGAGAAGATTCTACTATAGCTATTTCACATGATATTAATTCAACTGTTTATAAGTATGAATTGAATGGCGTATCTTTGAGAAGAATTAATACAACGCATGATATTAGTGATGTGGATTTAAATATTGATGAATATTATGTAGAATTTGATAGATCAACTAATGGCACAAATAGATTAAATGATGCTTCATTAACAAATACACCACAATTGTCATTTATTTCAGAACTTACTTGTGGTGGATCTGAAGTATATGCTTCAGAAAATATTCAATTTGATAGTATAATTCCATTCTATAATTTACTCTTACCATCTGGATCTACTTCAGTAAATGCAAAGGTTAGAACAACTAGTGGAACAAGTGTTAGTGGAAATGAAATTTCATTTATAGATCTTGGTTATGAAGATATTCAATTAAATACAACGAATAAACTATCTTCCACGAGAATTGTTTGTTCTAAGGCAAATGAAAATGCATATTTAAATAATAATAAATCATTCACGACTGCCCTAACATTGACTACAACGGATAAGAATCTTTCTCCTCAAATTTTCTTAGACAATTCTTTTACAGATTTCCAAAGTTATAGAATCAATAAACCAATTACAAATTATTCAACTGATAATCGTGTAAACTCATTCATAGATGATCCACACGTTGCAATTTACATTTCAAACACTGTTCTTTTATCACAATCTGCATCATCTTTAAAAGTTATTCTATCTGCATGTCGTTCTGAAAGTGCAGACTTTAGAGTTCTTTATAGTCTAATACGACCAGATTCTAGTGAAATTACATCTGCGTTTGAATTGTTCCCAGGTTATGATAATCTAACTGTAGATAATAATAACGATGGGTTCCCAGATGTGATAGATCCTGCAAAGAATAGTGGTTTATCAGACATATTTGTACGTCCAAGTAGAGAAAATGAATTTTTAGAATATGAATTCACTGCAAATAACTTAGGACAATTTACTGGATATATAATTAAGATTGTGATGTCAACTACTGATCAATCGAAACCACCTAGGTTTAAAGATCTAAGAACAATTGCAGTCAGATGATGATACCTGTAAAAGGGCACCCAAATTTATATCGTGATGATTCATCGGGTGCTATTGTAAATTTAGATAATATTGCTTACAATCAATATGTAAATTCTTTAGATAATAGAAAAAGCCAAAAGCAAGAAATTCAAAAATTAAAGAATGATATTGAAGAAATTAAATCTCTACTAAAGGAGTTAATCAATGGATCCAAATGAAGTTGAACTAAAATCAATTGACAAATTATTTGAATATGAAAAACATGTTAGAATTATTAACAATTTGGATTCAGATAATTTAAAAACATTCGCTAAGCTCTATTGTAAACTATATTTGGCCCAACAAGAAGCCCTTCTTTCTATTTCATTGATATAATAAATATTAATAATATACAAATACTTTGAAATGGCAAAACCATCAAGTAGACAAGAATTAATAGAGTATTGTTTAAGAAAGCTGGGTGCTCCAGTATTGGAAATTAATCTTGCCGAAGAGCAAATTGATGACTTAGTAGATGATGCTCTCCAGTATTTCTATGAAAGACATTTTGATGGTGTCGAAAGAATGTATTTGAAATATAAAATCACTCAAGCAGATCTTGATAGAGGTAAAGCAAATTTACTTGGTACAAATAGAACAGGAATTGTAACTACTACTGCTACTGCAAATGTAGATGGTTTAGGTGAATTAAATTTCAATTTCTATGAAAATTCAAATTTTATTCAAGTTCCAGATTCAATTATAGGTATTGAAAAAGTTTTTAAATTCGATACTAGCTCTATTTCTGGTGGAATGTGGAGCATTAAGTATCAATTATTTTTAAATGATTTATATTATTTTAATTCTGTTGAACTGTTACAATATGCTATGGTGAAAAGTTACCTCGAAGATATTGACTTTCTTCTTTCTCCAGATAAACAAATTAGATTTAATAAGCGTCAAAATCGTCTATATTTGGATATAGACTGGGGATCGGAATCAAAGGATAAATATATTATTATTGATTGTTATCGTATTTTAGATCCAAATGATTTTACAAAAGTTTATAATGATAGCTTCTTAAAGAAATACCTAACAGCTGCAATGAAGAAGCAATGGGGATGGAATTTAATCAAATATAGAGGAGTTAAACTTCCTGGTGGATTAGAATTCAATGCTAGAGAATTGTATGATGAAGGTGTAAAAGAATTGGAAGAAATTAAGAGTAGAATGACGCAAGAGTATGAATTACCACCCTACGACTTTATCGGATAATGGCACTTAATCCATTTTTTTTAAATAGTAGTTCTGGGGAACAAGGATTAATACAAGATTTAATTAACGAACAACTTAGAATGTTCGGTGTAGAAGTAGTTTATATTCCTAGAAAATTTGTAAGAAAAGAAACTATTTTAAAAGAGGTTTCTTCTTCTAAATTTAATGAAGCTTTTTCGATTGAAGCTTATTTAGATAATTATGATGGTTATACTGGACAAGGAGATATTCTAACAAAATTTGGAGTATCATTAAAAGATGAAGTTAATCTAATCATTTCAAGAGAAAGATTTGAAAATTTTATTTTTCCCTTTTTAAGAAATAGTAATCCAAATGAAATCGAATTAAATAATAGACCTAGAGAAGGGGATCTGGTTTATTTTCCTTTGGGTAAAAGATTATTTGAAGTTAAATTTGTAGAGCATGAAAGTCCATTCTATCAATTAGGTAAACTTTATGTTTATCAATTGAAATGTGAACTATTTGAGTATGAAGATGAGATTCTTGATACATCAATTAAGGAAATTGATACCCGAGTACAAGATGAAGGATATATTGCAACTATTAATGTAGTATCACTTGGTACTACTGCAACTGCTACGGCTTCAATTGGAAGTGGATATATTAGAAAAATTTATTTAAATAATGATGGATATGGATATACATCAGCACCAAATGTAATTATTGATCCGGCGCCTTCTGGTGGAATAAATGCAAGTGCAGTTGCAATTACAACAGTATTTGCTGATGGTGTTACTCGGTTAATTAAAGAGATCGTATTAACAAATGCTGGTATTGGCTACACACAGATACCTAATATTACTATTACAGGAGGTGGGGGAATAGGTGCTGCTGCCACATGTACAATAGAAACTATTCAAAATGGACTAATATCATTCTCGATGGTTGGGTTGGGATCTGGATATACCACAAAGCCAGTTATATCAATTTCTGGACCCATTGGAAGTGGACAGACTGCAGTAGGAATCGCTTCTTTAAATGGAAACGGTCAAGTTAATTCTATTCTAATTTCTAATCCAGGAAGTGGCTATACACAAGCACCCACTGTAACAATTGCACCACCTTCTATAATTAGTGGAGTTGGTACATATATCTTTAATGAGATTGTTACCGGATCTATTTCGGGTACACAAGCAAGAGTCAAGTCTTGGGATGCTACAACAAATATTCTTAAAGTCTCTTTTATTAATATTAATGATACTACATTTGGATTTTATCCAGGCGAAACAATAGTAGGGAGTATCTCATCTGCAATATATGCAGTAGATACTTTTGATTTGTGGGATTATTATGATAAATATAGTGATAACATTGAGATTCAAATAGAATCCGATAAGATTATTGACAATTCGGAATCAAATCCTTTTGGGTACTATTAATTTAGTAGAGATCATTTAAAAAAATTTTTTGAATAAACGGGTACAGGAAAACGCTAGGAACATATTTTTATCACGAAGTAATTCAAAAAATTGTTTTTGCTTTTGGTACTTTATTTAATGATATAAATATTCGCCATAAAAATTCAAGTGATCAAGGAATTAGTCAAATTAAAGTTCCTATACGATATGGTCCTGTTCAGAAATTTTTAGCAAGAATTGAAGAACAACCAGAATTGAATAAACCAATCGCAATGACATTGCCTAGACTAGCATTTGAAATGGTCTCAATTCAGTATGATCCAACAAGGAAAGCAAGCGTAACACAATCATTTAAAGCAGTAGACGGAAATAATAAAAAGTTTTTCTACCTGTACCTTATAACCTTGGATTTCAACTTAATTTAATTTCTAAATTACAAACTGATGCACTTCAAGTAACTGAACAAATTTTACCATTTTTTCAGCCATCATTTAATTTGACTCTTGATTTAATTGATTCTATTGGGGAGAAAAAAGATATTCCAGTAGTTTTAGATAGTGTATCATTCACTGATGATTATGAAGGTGATTTTTCAACAAGAAGAATTTTAATTTACACATTTAATTTTACAGTAAAAGCTTATCTGTTTGGTCCTATTACTGATAGTACAGATGCATTGATTAGAAAAGTACAAGTTGATTATTATACTGATGCTAATACGACTACAGCAAAGAGAGAAATGAGATATACGGTAACGCCAGATCCAATTGATGCTCAGCCAGATGATGAATTTGGATTTAATGAAAGATTAGAATTTTTTGATGATTCTAAAACTTATAGTCCTACACAACAACAAGATATTTAAAGATTATGAAAAAAAATTATGAAAATTTAGACTCTGCATTAAACATTGAGAGCAAATTCACAGAGATAGAATCTGTAAAGGCTGAAGTTGAGTTAGCTCCATTGCGCCCAACCGAAAAAACTGATATTGAAAAAGATTATGAATATACTAGAGCAAATTTATACTCTTTAATTGAAAAGGGACAAGAAGCAATTAATGGAATTATTGAAATTGCAAATGATGGAGGAAGTGCTAGAGCATATGAAGTTGCTGGTCAGCTAATTAAAAGTGTTGGGGATGTTACAGATAAACTTATAGATCTTCAAAAGAAATTAAAAGATATAGAAGAAGAAAAAATTAAAACTACAAATAATACTATGAATAATGCTATATTTGTTGGTTCTACAACTGAACTCTCTAAATTTTTAAAGCAAGGTTTTCTAAATAATAAAGAATAATCAAAATTCTTGTGACAAAAATAAAATCTCATTCCACGGTTGAAGGTATTGCAAGGAAGCACCGATTAGAAGTTTCTTTTGTAAAAAGACAACTTAAAATGGGTATTCCCATTGAGCATGAGCACACAAAAGATCGTGATTTGGCTATGGATATTGCTCTTCAACATTTAGATGAAATTCCAGATTATTATACACGTTTGAAAAAAATGGAATCTAATGCTAAAAAAGATCATGAAAAATTTAAAGATATGAAAGAGCATTGTGGGTGTGAAGATGATGCCGTCCGGGAACTTGAAATTAGTCTTAAAAAATTAAATAATACTTCATATGATTCGATCGATGCCTTAATGCGACGTATTATGAGAAGACATGATTTAACAGCAAAGCAATTGCATAATGCTTTTGTAAATAAACATGACAAGACTCCCGATGATTGGATTAAAAATTTAAAAGAAGGAACACTTCATCATTGGTTTAAAGGATCTAGATCTAATGACGGAAAACCTGGATGGGTGCAAGCAGATGGATCTCCGTGTGCAAACGAACCCGGAGAAACTAAAACACCAAAATGTTTTAGTAGTGGAAGATTATCCGCATTAAAAAGAAAAGGTAAAAAAGGAGAATCTTTAATTAGATCCGCAGTTAGAAGAAAGAGAAACAAGGATAAAAAACAACAAGCAAAAACTGGTGGAGCAAAGCCAACAATGGTATCTACCTTCGCCAAAGGAAAAAAAGATCCTAATTATGTTAAAGCAGAACCCGGAATTAAAGAATCAATGGAACTTAACGAAGCAACAAAGGACAATCCAGGAAAAGGTAGTGGCAAAAAAGATGCTTGCTACTATAAAGTAAAGTCTCGATACGATGTTTGGCCTAGTGCTTATGCCTCTGGTGCTCTCGTAAAATGTCGCAAAGCTGGTGCAAAAAATTGGGGCACTAAAACCGAAGAAGTACAAGCAATGAGATATTGCCCCAAATGTCAAAAAGATGAAACTCGTGATGAATGTAAATATGGACCTAAATTTTGGGATATGTACTCCATGCCAATTAAGCTAAGAAGCTATACACCAAACACCCCTCATCCTGGTAATTTTCCGGAATCTTATGACCATGAACATTCGATGGCTAGATCTGAACTTTCCACGATTGTTTCTGCAGCAAAAAGACTTCGTAAAAAATTAAAAGGTGAAGGTAATCTTGAAGCTTGGGTTCAATCAAAAATTACAAAAGCCGCTGATTATATTGATACTGCCGCAGATTATATTGATAGTGGTGAAATGAAAGAGAATTATGAACAACAAAGTATTTTTAATGAAAGTAATAATTATAATATAACATATACAATAGTGGGTAAAACATTTGAACAATTTATAAATGAAAGTTGGGAAGAAAAAATAAAAAAAATGTCTCCTCAACAGATAGAAGATCTCAAAAAATCTAATCCAGGTGCTTCAGAAAAAATTGATTCAATGTTAAAGAAAATAAAATCTGCAACGCCAAATCCAGTTGGTTCTGGTCCCCAATTACCATCGGTAACTAGTCAATCACCACAAAGATCTAGACCACAATCATCTCAAGCATCTCAAGATTCACAACCATCCCAAATGTTCTCTAGTAGAGAAGAAGCAATCAAATATGGTCAACGTATAAAAAGAGAGGCGCAAAGAAGAAGAAGACAAAGAAAAAGACAACCAGCAGTATTCAGAATAATTTCAAGAATTTATAGAAATTTGAGAAAAAAAAGGACACAAAATGAAGAATATTCCAACTGGAGACAAGAATTATTTGAATCAACTCCGGCTTGGCAACGTAAAGAAGGAAAAAGAGAATCAGGAGGTTTAAACCAAAAAGGAGTTGAATCATATAGAAGAGAACATCCAGGTTCTAAATTAAAAACAGCAGTAACTACTAAACCTTCTAAACTTAAAAAAGGAAGTAAATCATGGAATCGTAGAAAGTCATTCTGTTCAAGGATGTCTGGAATGAAAGCAAAACTTACTTCAGCAAAGACAGCTAGAGATCCAAATTCAAGAATTAATAAATCACTAAGAGCATGGAATTGTTGATATGTCAAAAGAATTATCTGATTTTTTTAAGTTAATAGCAGAACAAAAACGTCAAAAGAAAGAACTAATTGAGCAAGATAAAAAAATTCTAAGAGAATTTGAAAATTTTATCTATTCTGAAGGTAAACCAAAAAAGAAAAAAACCAAAGCTTTAAAAACATTAGGGTCTGAGACTGCGGATGATTTTGGCAATTTGCCAAATATATCTCCCATTCCAATGCAAGAGGAAACTCTTGTTGAGAGGTCACTGGGGCTGCTCTCAGAGCCTTCTGATGTGAGGCAACGTAAGGATCCAATCACTCCATTAAATCAAAACTTTGCAACTCATGAGGATCTTCAAAAACATTATAAATTATTTTTAGAAAGAGTTCAACAACAACTATCTACTTTGGGTGGAGGTGGTGAAACACGTCTAGAATTTCTTGATGATGTAGATAGAAATTCAGTAAAAACTGACAATTATTATCTTAAATATGATGCTTCTATTAAAAAATGGATTGGTGATTCTGCAGATGGTGTAGGAATTACTAGTATTGTATCTATTTCGGGCATAACTACTTACTACCAATCAACTGATATTGATGATTATATTGGTATAAGCGCAAATGTACCTGTAACTATTACATTACCACTGAATCCAAGCCTAGGTAAAAAATTAATTATAAAGGATGAAGGTAATAAAGTAAATACATACAATGTAACTGTTCAAGCAGGTATAGGTAAAAGTGTTGAAAACGATACTAATGTAATCATGAGTATTAATCATCAATCACTTACTTTTTTCTACAATGGTACTAATTGGTATATTATCTAATGTCATATAATCCTCTTCCTCAACCAGCTACTTCAATAATTCTTACTGGTGTATCGACTGCTCCAGTAAGCTTTTCAAATCCACTTCCTATTACGGGAACTATAAGCATACCACAAACTGGAATAGATGCTTTTGGTAGACAAAGAGTTTCTAATCCTTTGACACTTTTTGATTCATCACATCGTTATAGAGATAATAATCTTTGGACTAATTTAGTCATTGGTTCCGGTTCTACAGTTGGTTTTGTTACTGCTCAGGGTCTTGTAAATTTAAGTATTGGAACTACGGCAGGTTGTTATGTTATTCGTGAAACTACAAAGGTATTTTCATATCAACCTGGAAAATCTTTGGAAATTTTAAATACCTATGTAATGAATGCCCCAAAGGAAAACTTAAGGCAGAGAGTTGGTTATTATGGTGCAGATAATGGAATGTATGTTGAACTTGATGGAGATACTTTTTATTTTGTAGAAAGAACTTCGGTCAGTGGCATCACAACAGAAACCAGAAAGGCACAGTCCGAATGGAGTGAAGATACTTTACTTGGGCCAGGACATTTCAATCCATCTGGAATTACTCTAGATGTTAGTAAGGCACAAATTGCCTGGATGGATATTGAATGGTTAGGATTGGGAACAGTCCGAATGGGATTTGTAATAGATGGTAAGTTTATTCATTGTCATTCATTCCATCATGCAAATAAAATTAATTCCACTTACATTACAACAGCATCACTACCTTTAAGATATGAAATTGCAAATACTGGAGTCACTACAAGTCCTAGCACACTTAAACAAGTTTGTTCTACTGTAATTTCAGAAGGTGGATACGAACTTCGTGGACTTCAACAAGCTGTTGGAACTGCAGTAACTTCTCCAGTTGGTCTTACCACTGCCGGTACATTTTATAATTTAATTTCAATTCGTTT